CACGTTTTTAGAACGTGAAATCAATATTCCCAAATTTGTAAGCTTACTTACGTTATACAATGACGTTTGCCCAAACAGCTTGCAGCCGAAGTGAGGATGGCCTCACACCGGTGCTCGGCGGTTCCGAGCAAACATCAGTTTGTCCAGCTGATGTTTCCATAGTGGACAGGACAAATGCCCTAATTCGCGGTCTCGAGTTAATTGTGTGCCATCATGGCGTGAACAAAAACCTCCGCGTCGAACTGTTCAATCAAGTTCATGATTACTTAGATAGTTCACCTAGCGAGTTGGTATGGATGAAGAGGACTAAAAGTCTCTTGGCCGACCCACTTGCTAGATATCTTCGTAATGAACCGCCTGCCGCCCCTGACTGTGGTCGTTTTAGACCGTCAGGGCAGGTAGGGCGATGGATGAAAGCTCGCCTTCTCAACTACAATCGTAAGAACACCCACCTTTGGACGTCTTGGCTTCAATGCAAAAAGGCTACATTGGATAGTAGTGAGGAAATTGTGAATATAAACTATGCTGATCATTGCAAAGTTTTAGTTTCGAAAGATGATGGTGATGATGATCTCATCAACTCAATATTTGAAATTCCAGCAATGGAAAATCATTTAGAGTATATTGCTAAGCAATCCACCGTTGTCTTTTCTGAAAGTCGTATATTCACTGATCTTCAACCCAGTACCTCCGCTAGCTATGGTAGCAAGCGAAGTGAGCAGGGTGCGTTCGGAGAACTTGTTCGTAGCATTTCTAGCTATGAAGAAGATTATCTCTATCCGGACGACTTAGTGTCGATGGTTCTAATACCTCGCCTTAATGGGAAAACACACCATAAGGTTCATGAGATACGATGTGTATCGACCCTCCTAGGACAAGACTGGGAGGATGCCCTATCGAAGCAATATTTCGAAAGGAAGCCTTGTACTCTCTCCGCTAAAATCCAAGGGATTGTGGAGCCAATGAAAGTACGTGTGATCTCAAAGGGCCCAGCCCTAGAGTACTACGCCGCCAAACCGCTTCAGGAAGCGTGGCATGGTGTAATGAGGGAAATGAGTTGTTATCGACTGATAGGTCGACCACTCTGCCCAACGGATGTAATTGACCTACATCAGAACGTTCCTAGTTCTTGGGAATGGTTCTCGGTCGATTACAAGGCTGCGACGGACAATTTGTCCTGGAAATACTCGGGTCGTATTTTGAAACACCTGACTAAGTATTTGTCGCCTCGATTGCAAGAATTAGCTTGGGATGTCCTCGGACCTCACCAACTGGTTTACCCTAACGGTGCCCATATCCAGTCTCAAAAGATGGAACGGGGACAGTTAATGGGTTCTGTTCTTTCCTTTATCATTCTTTGTATTGCCAACTATGGTCTCTATCTTAGTGTCACTAATGACATTCAGAAAGGATGGACTGACCAAGAGCGTATGGATCATTGCCTTATTAATGGTGATGATCAGCTCTATTGTGCTCCTGTCGAATTATGGAATGTCCATATCGACAAAGGTCAGCGTGTTGGATTAGAAATGAGTGTGGGAAAGGCCTACCATCATTCTCGCTATTCGAACCTTAACAGTACGTCTATCGACTGTCCGATTGGTTCTCCTCAGCCTTATCAGGTTACATACCTGAACTCTGGGCTCTTCTTTGGTGTGTCAAAAGTCCGTTCGCAGACTGACACCGATAAACCTGAAAAGGATATCGTAGAACTTTTACCAAAGGTCCTTGCCGGTTCTTTACCCGGCAGACAATGCGGTCTCCTCGGTGCGTGGTTTCAAACCCATAGCGCAGAGTCTATCCGTCGTTGTTGCGAGATCTCCATTGGCCGTCGCAAAACCATTGTCAGAAGCATGTTCATGCCCAAATCCCTAGGTGGAATGGGTGTTGACGCCCCATTAGGATGGCGTCATTATCGTAGCCATCATCATATGGTCTACGCGTCGACTTTTGTAATAAAGCGACCTGAACATGAGCACTCGTTCCCTCTCCCGTTTCCGGGACTTCTTCCTAAGAAGCTGAACGAGTTCGTGGAGAAGCCGTATTATAAGGCTCCTGTAGTAATATTTCCGAAACAGTCTGTATGTGGCCATAGCTACATTAAGACTCTTAGGGAGGCAAACTACCCACTCATCCCAATCGCCAGGTTTCGAGACTGTTACGTCACGTAACGGGCGTTGAGGGGAGGTATTCTTATTCAATTGACCAGCTCATGTCGTTAAACCGAGCCTATCCCTTTAAAGGGGTAGATGGGGTCCAAATCTATAACCAGCCTAAAACGGTATCACAGTGAATGTGATCTAAGATTTCCGTACTAAGCAGCTTTGATCTCTTGGAGACAAATCCTGCGGAATGTCGAGAGACTGCACAGGTAACCCACGTGGCGGAGTAATATGGTGACATTTCACCCCTCTGTTACGCCCCGGGTAGATTGGATGTACAGTCCCCTAATTCATAGGGTATCCCATATAATGAATAAGAATAACCAAGTTCAAAGAACTACAGCTAGACCTGCCGGCGCTCCTCGTCGGCGCAATAGGCAGAAGAATCGAGTTAATACTAACTCAAATATCCAGCGGTCTCGGGGTCTCAGTGAGAACCCGAGTGTCCGGGCTTTCCCAGACTCAGCTCTATCTCTAACACGGTCGCAGTTTACTGCTACATCCCCCCAGAATTACTGGGAGTTTGTTAAGGCCTCCACTCCTGGAGGTCTACGTGTGAAGGCTAGGGAGCTGATTGGGAGTGTTGTCAGCCCTGGTGCCCTTACGGGTGCCTTTGCGGCTCTCAACATAGGCGCCTTTGGTGCCAACCCCCCATTGTCTCCAATAATCTTTGCTAGATTATCGACAATCGCGGCCGCGTTTGAGTTCTATATTTTCTCTAAAGCCGACCTTTTGTTCTCTTCCAATCAACCCACTACAGCTACAGGAGAAATCCTGATGTGTGTTGATTACGATTCCAAAGATAATGCACCTACCAGTTCTATAGGTATGATGCGTAATATTACAGCTACTATGGCAAACATCTACTCAGATGCTTCTTGCCAGGCTCTTAAATCTTTGGCTCGTCTTCCACGCTTTGTCGTCTCTGAGGACAATGCCTCTGACAAGGATCAAGTTGATCAAGCAACAATCTATGTCGCCGTGGAAGGTGTCGTGAGTACAACTTCGGTTGCGCTTGGATACCTCATCATAGAATATGATGTGGAATTCTTCGCCCCCCAGTAAGCTGTCCCCCAATCCACTTCCTCTCTGTTGTAATGTTACAGCATACATATGCCAAATACTCAAGTATTGGTATGGATCTCTTGTATGAGCTATTCAAACGCTCATGACTCACCGCCTATGTCATTTGACCAGTAGACGATTTCGGGCTTTTCTGAACTACCCATTTCGGAATGTAATCCAAGAATAGTCGAACTTCAAATTGAAGTTGCCGCGTGAGGAGGGACGAATCCTTTGAAGGTTCGTATGTATGTTAGTATTGCTACACAGGGTTGCTAAGTCG